TTCTGTTCCGCTAATTGGTGCAAGTGATGTGCAGCTTTCTGCAACACTACAGCCAGCAGACCACTTTGAAATTACAATTACTTTAAATCGTAGCGCGACAACTTCTTCTGTCGGACCAGTTCTAGAAGAGTGGCAGTGTCGTGCATTGCCTGCTCCTCTTCGTTCAAGAACTATCACAGTTCCATTGCTTTGCTTTGAAGAAGAAAGAGATACCAACGGTGTGACACGTGTGTCTAACCCTTGGGAAAGAATTAAATATCTAGAACGTATCGAGCAGAATGGTGGAGCAGTCTTGTTTCAAGACTTCTCTTCGGAGGAAGAGCGAATCTGTACCATCCGAGCTATTCAGTTTGAGCAGACTTCACCACCATCGTTTGCCAGTGGCTTCGGTGGAATTGTTACCGTTCAATTGCAGACAATTGATACGGAGCAAGCTATCCAATAATGGAAGAAAATAAATTACTACCTCTAGTATCACTAGGGGAAAGAAGTGAGTTAGTCGATAAGGTTCGACTGGCTCTTAATGTTGCTGGCGATGATGTGTTAGATGCTCCCCTTGCCGAGTTGCTAAGAGGGTTGCAGCATCAGCTTTCCATCCCAGCAGTCGGGTGCATCAATATAGCCACGCTGGATGCGCTCGCAGTTGCTCCACCAGAATGGTAGGGCTAAAAGGAGAGGGGGACTTAATTGTCCCCCTCTTTTTTTATTTCCCTAAATCACCACGGCTTGCCATCAGGCAAGCCTTTCCCGCCCTCCACCCCTAAACCTTATCAGATACTTGGTAAAAATAAACGGCGTGTCTTATGACACAGATTGGTAATACAACTGATATGATATACGGTATGAATCAACTTCCTCCGCATCGGTCTTACAGTCAGCTAACTACTTGGCAATCCTGTCCTCAGAAATACTACTTGAGTAAGGTAGCCATGGTACCAGAGAAGCCTGCAGTGTATCTTGCTGCTGGCTCTGCCGTCCACTCTATGTTGGAATGGTTGAATCATGAGCTCTACAAGCAGCAACAGAAACTTGATTGACCAACGAGGTATCCCTAGTAACGAATGCGTGAACTGCGGTTCCAACATTCAAGTTATCAGGGCTATCTTCCAAGACTACGACTTGGTCATGTGGTTCACAGATTCCTTTTGTGCTGATTGCGGTTCTCCCATGACAACCCCCACACCAGTCGACCATCCAGACTACGTGAAGCCTTACCAACCAGAGGAAGAAGACGATGAGTTTAACTGAGAAGTGGCTTGAGATATTCAATGCCGAAGTAAGAGATGTAGAAGAGAAATCAGGGCTACCCACCACAGAGTGGAAGGTAGCAGGTCGCAAGACCGCTGCTCGTCCTGATGGGGAAGACCTAGCTTTCTGGCAAAGCGATGGGCTCAAGCAGGTAGAAGCCTACCAAAAATGGGTGTTGCAATCTGGTTGGCAGATTGCTACTATGCCTGATGGTCGTCCTGGAATCGAGTGGTCCGCAGATGTGCATTTCGGAGGCACACCTGTGAGATTTATTATCGATGCGGTATACCAAGTAGGGGAAGACTTGGTTATCGTTGACTACAAAACTGGTTCCAGGACGCCATTCGGTGTAATCCAAAATGGATTGTATGCCAGTGGTATTGAAAAGATTTTTGGTATCCGTCCCAAGTGGGGCGCATTCTTCATGACACGCCAAGGTGAGCTTGGTGATTTGATTGACTTAACACACCTCAGTATTGAATACTATGAACATGCATTCGCATCTATGAACCACTCAGTATTGCAAGGTTGGTTCCCAACATTTGTTGGTGAAAACTGCAAGATGTGTTCGTTTATGGATAAGTGTCCAGCATGGGGCAGCAAAGATTTCCCGATACAAATTCCAACAACAGGGAAAGAAAAGGAGAGAAAGTAGATGACTGAATCTATGTTCTCGTTTACAGGAAAGCTAAACGGAAATGATTTGTTTACCGTCCGAGGTAACAGCATTTCTGAATTCAAAGCAAACCTAACCGCAGCAGTTGAGGCAATCACTGATGCACAAGGTCTGCAAGCTATGTTGCTTAACCGCACAAATGGGGGAGCGTATGCTCCTAACATGGAACAAGCTATCGCTGGTCTACAGGCAGCGGGTCTTAACCCACAGCCTGTGACAACAACACCTCAAGCAATCGAGGTAGTTAAAGATAAGTATGGTAACGAGTGGACATATGGACATCCAGATGCACCAGACCTACCAGACGGACGTGGCAAGTACGCCAAGAAGAAGGGCGTATCAAAAGCAGGCAAGGCTTATGTTGGTTGGTTTGACCCAGCTAAGGGACCGAAGCCTTTCTCTCCAGGTGCTGTAGAAGCAGAAACAATCTGGACTAAGTAATGCGTAGCCTATTGCAAGTAGTGGGTGTCGAGTCACCAGCTGGTCATCAACTACCAGAAATCTTACCTCAACTCACCGCCAGTCAGGTGGTCTTCCGTCAAGCGCAATTGCATTTGATTGCAGGTCAACCAGGCGGAGGTAAGACACTACTTGCATTATGGTACGCAGTTGCATCAAAGGTTCCATCTCTGTACATATCGGCAGACTCTGACTCACGTACGATTGCAACTCGTGCAGGTGCAATCATCATGAATAAGGATGTTGCTGATGTAGAAAGATTAATGGATACTGAAGCAAGTGTTCTCCTTGAGGACGCACTAGCAGAAGGTGCCAGCCATGTACGATTTGCCTTCGACCCAGCACCTTCTCTTCAAGATATTGAAGAGGAGATAGAAGCGTGGATTGAATTACATGGCTCGGCTCCTGCTGCTGTATATGTAGACAACTTAATGAACGTAGCATCTGCTAGTGATAACGAGTGGACTGCACTACGTGATGCCATGTCAGCGTTTCACTACATGGCACGTGAATATGAATCGGCATTCATCGTCCTGCACCACGTATCCGAGAATGAGAAGATGTCTAAGCCGAACTACCCAGCACCACGTAAAGCGTTGATGGGTAAGGTGGCAGCGCTACCAGAGTTGGTCCTTTCGGTGGCTCTGGATAGCTCTTCCAATAGTTATCGCGTTGCTGTAGTTAAGAACCGACATGGCAAGGCGGACCCGACAGCAGAGAGTTATGTATCTCTAGCAGCGGAAGCAAGCAAGATGGTTCTCTATAATTCGCCAGCAGAATTGTTCCGCGCTAGGACAATGAGTCAATGGCAGTAGAGAATCTATCATCATTTGATTTAGATTTTAGATACGGTCAAGAAGGTGAGTCACTGGTTCAGCAACTGCTGACCGAGGGTGGCACAGTAGAAGTTAAACGTGACCGTAAGTGGCATGCAACTAACAACCTATACATAGAAGTTGAATGCTGGTACCAACGTTCTGATTCATGGGAACTATCAGGTCTGTCTGTCACGAAGGCTAGTTACTGGGCTTTCGTTCTGGAACATGGCGTATTGCTGGTACCAACTGGTCACGTGCGTCACGCCATACAAAAGTATGGGCGTGAGATTACTTGTGAGATACCACCGAACAGAAGCAAGGGCTATCTGATTACGGTAGAAAATTTATTAGATGCGATGAAGGAATTAAAGAATGATTAAGCCAGCTATATATTTACATGGTGCTTGGGTCAAGTGGCACGTACTTGCATACCTTGGAATGCAGAAAAGAAAAAGGTGGCGTCATCTTGCAGTTACAGATGAAGTTGCATTAAGGTATTGGGAAAATCTTTATAGATTAAAACGTCGACCTTAAGGAGTTACAGATGCGGATGCCAGACCTATCACGTGGTCAGTGCAGAGAAGTTGGCAGCGATTTTTTTTACCCAGATTCTGAGAACGAAGGCGATACATCAATGTATGCGTTTGGCAAGATGATATGTTCTGGTTGTCAAGTAAAAACAGAATGTCTTGACTGGGCAGTACGCCACGAAGGTTATGGTTTATGGGGCGGGATGACACCACGTGACCGAATGGCAATCCGTCGTAGGTTAAATATAAAACTAGACTCTTTGATACCAGGAGATTACACATGACAACAGCAGCTAAACGTAAGGGCTCACAGTTTGAACGTGACGTAGTCAAGTGGTTGCGTCAGATGGGGTACCCCTGTGCCGAACGTGCGTATGGTGCTGGTCGGCATGACGATGTCGGAGACATCGACGGTATCAATGGCGTAGTTATAGAATGCAAGAATGAAAAATCATTTAGAATTCCTCAGTACCTTCGAGAGCTAGAGGATGAGATGATACATGCCGATGCAGAAACAGGCGTTGTGTTAATCAAGAAGCGTGGCACTTCTAATATCTCAGAGTCGTATGCAGTAATGCCTGCGGAACTCTGGGTGAATCTGCTTAAACAGGCAGGTTACAATGGACATCAGTGAGACAGTGACAGTGACTCACAAAATGAAACGAGGTAACTATGCGGTTAGCGATAACGATGGGCGTAGCGATAACACTCGTGTTGGTATCACCAGCAGAAGCGTTATCACCCGCACTTACACCAGAACTTCGTATGTCCGTAATGGACAAGGAACAAAAGGTGGAGTTTGCGATTGCTCAGTTCGTGACCGACAAGAAGCAGCGACTATGTGCGAAACGTATTGCGTACAAAGAGAGTCGCTACAACGAAACATCACTCAACAAAAAGAGTGGAGCTCGTGGAGTATGGCAATTACTATGGGGGAAACCTCATTGGTCAGTACTCAAACAGACTCAGGAAGCGCACAAGTATGTGCTTCATCGATACGACACTTGGTGCGAAGCGTACAGATTCCATCAGGAAAGGAACTGGTATTAACAAATGAATCAGCCTGAGTTCTTAGAAGCAGTCTTTAATCATTACGGATTGACCTTGCCACTTGGCGGGGAGAAATCAATCTTGTGTCCTGTACATGATGACTCACGCAAGTCTGCTTCAGTGAACTCAGACAAGGGCGTCTGGGTATGTTATGCATGTAGCGGAAGTGGTTCTGGTATACAGATAATCATGGCTCGTGAAAAGCTAACATACCCAGAAGCTCGTAAGTGGGCAGAGAAAAACATTGGCAAGGAATCACAGCAGTCTACTCCCACTCGTGGACGTAAGAAGAACAGTGGGCGGTGGACACCACCGAGATTAAGGGCTTCGCTGTGACAACTATCATTGGTATACAACAAGACAACGGCTGCATTCTTGCAGCCGACTCACGTACCACAGCAGGTAACAGACCTTACTCTCATCCAATCGTCACGAAGATAACTAAACGTGGCAAGTGGCTGGTCGCAGGCGCTGGTGATGTGCAACCATGTGATGTAATCCAACACGTGTGGAAACCACCAGTAATCCCAGCCAACATCAAAGATGAATATCATTATATGATTACAACAATTGCGCCAAGCATTAGAGATTGTATTAAGGAGTCTGGCTATACACCAGACAAGGATGATGCTGATGCTGGCTTTGAATTTTTATTAGCAGTTAATGGAACCATCTATCAGATAGATGATTCTTATTCAGTGTACTTACGTGACGATGGGCTGTATGGCGTAGGGTCTGGCTCAAGCTTTGCATTAGGTGCGCTAGCTGGTGGTGCAACATGGAAGCAAGCAATGCAAATTGCTGCTCGCAATGATGTGTATACTGCGCCTCCGTTTATTACACACAGACAGGAGAAGAAGTGAGAACCAATCCCAAACTCATTGAACTCTGGACCAAGGCAGCGCATACATATCATGGTGCATTAGCTGGTTCACCAGCCGAGTCATACCTTGAACGACGTGGCATCCTTGATGGCGCCCAACAATTTTTGTTGGGCTATGTAGCAGAACCTGCTGCTGGTCATGAAGATAGAATCAAGCATCACCTATCCATTCCATACATCACCGAGGCTGGCGTTGTCGGGTTTAAGTTCCGTCGCATAGATGATGGTGACCCTAAGTACATGATACCTACTGGTCAGAAGCATCACCTCTATAACGTAGGCGCAATACTTCATGCAGTAAGGGAGGTGTTAATAGTTGAAGGAGAAATTGATGCAATATCTGCAACTCTTGCTGGTCATCCTGCTGTCGCTGTCGCTGGCGTTAACGCTTGGAAGCCTTATTTCTCACGTTGTTTCGATGGCATAGGCAGAGTGATTGTAGCTACAGATAACGATGTTAAAGAGGATGGTTCTAACCCAGGACAAGACTTGGCACGTAGATTAGTGGATGCAATACCACAGGCTATGCGCGTGTCGCTACCGCCTGACAGTGATATCAATAGTATAATTGTAGACCAAGGAGCTCAAGCATTAACCGCATTGATTAATGCGTTAGACGATTAGAAGGGGCTCCGTTGGCAACTAGTAAATTAACCATCGATAACTTCCAAGAAGATGCTCAGGAAATTTATGACCAGCTTCTAGATATCTTGGTCATGAAGCAAATTGATTACGGTCCACTTAATATTTGGAATGCACCTGGCGGTGCAACCAATGGGTTGATGGTTCGTATGTCAGATAAGTTAGAGCGATTAAAGAATCTAATCTATAACAGTATCGAACCAAACAACGAGGCACTTGAAGATAGCTTCATTGACATAGCCAACTACGCAATCATTGCGTTGATGGTAGAGCGAGGCATCTGGGAGAAGTATGCCACGCAACAGAAATAAAACTTACGAAGAGCAGCGTGTCTCTCGCATTCGGTCTTACGGTATTAGCGTGGAAGACTACGACCGAATGTTCGATGAGCAGGGTGGAGCTTGTTACATTTGTGGCGAAGCTCCCCAAACCAGAGCGCTCGACATTGACCATTGTCATAAGAGTGGCAAGGTACGAGGACTACTTTGCAGTAACCATAATCGCGCCCTTGGTTTATTAGGCGATGACCCTGCGTTGCTACTTAAGTCAATCGAATACTTGGTGAAATCACATGGCTGACATCGACCGCGACCACCCTATCTGGGAGCAGGTCAATGAGATTACATCTGCACTTGCATACAATCTGTCTAAGAAATACCACAGGTTTGCCGAGCAGTCAGACATCAAGCAAGCTATGAATGAGTACGCTTGGAAACGTAAAGATAAAGTCAATGAGTACCTCATCCGTGAAGAAGAGAACGAGCGACGCATGGGATACAAAGCTTTCTCCACCTTCATGCGTAGAGCAGGCGAGCGATATGCTCGCAAGGAAAAGGCACGTGCTCTTGGCTATGAACTTGGTGATGAATACTTCTATCGTATTGAAATGATTGAGAACTTAATTAAAGTTCTTGGCTCCGAAGATGCACATCTAACTAACCAAGTCTTAGACCCAGATGTTCATGGCATTAAAGCTAAGAAGCAAGCGAGTGAAGGTAATAACCTGCTAGCTATGCTAGCCGATGTTGATAGAGCAATGAAGAAGCTTGACCCACGTACACAAGGGATACTCAATAGTCGGTTCGCTCATGACCAGCCATTAACAGAGATAGCAACAGCTTGGGATATCTCACCTCAACGAGTGGAACAGATATCAGCACGAGGGATACGAGACATGTCAGAACTACTTGGAGGAGGGGCTCCCTACTAATGGCAACATGGGATTTCAAATGTATTACATGTGACAAAATCACAGAACATAACATCAAAGATGGTGATGAGTTTCCTAAATGCGTGGACTGCAACATCACGCTAACAAAGCTATTCGTCGCAGCACCTATCCACTTCAAAGGTGGAGGATGGGCAGGAGGTAGCAACGTTGGGTAAGTCAGGCAACCCTGCCAAGCAGGTTAAACCAAAGATAGGTAACGACCAAATCATGTTGACTTGGTGCGACAATGGAACTGTAGATGGCAAGTTCATGGAAGGTGTGGTGTACTCCCTGTTAACAGCGGGTCTTCCGATTACATCAGCTCAACGTGTGCAAGGTAATCAGATAGGTAGACAACGTGAGACAGCGTTCGATACCTGGCATAAGCAGACAGACTTTGATTGGATACTGTGGGTAGATAGCGACATCGTTCTTACGAATGAGGCGTTGCAAAAAGTTTGGGATGCAGCTGACCCAATTAATCGACCTGTTATTAGTGGAACTTATTACATAAGTAAGCAGATGGAAAGCTCTATCATGCAGCCATACGCTGCACTATTTAATGCACATAGTGATGACAAGTACACGATGTCATACATCCATCCTCTACCACCCAACCAGTTACTTAAGATTGATTTTGCTGGCTTTGGCTTTTTACTTATGCATCGTAATGCAGCAGACAAGATACGAGAATTCCATGGCGATAAGCCATTGTTCTTAGAGACAGATGCTGGTGGTGCAGATGGTAAGGATAGATTTATTGGTGAGGATATCCAGTTCTTTATGAACATGAAGGAAGCTGGTGTCCCATTGTATGGTCACACTGGTGCTGGAGTTAAGCATATGAAACGGTTTGCTTATGATGAAGAGTTCTATAAACTCTATTGGATTACGATGATGAATAGCATGCAGACACAGGCGCGTGAAGAAGAAAAGGCGGGGGAATAATCCCCCGCCTTTCGTCTTACCACCGACTAACGTCAGAGAAGAATTCTCTTTTCGTTTGTTCGGCGTCATAGCACAGCCGATACATATCGGCTCTGCCTTTCTTATTACCCAACCGATAGGCAATGAAACCTACTGTTACTGCGATTAGAAATGTAATCATTTCTTTAATGCTCCAATCCGTTCTAGTAATTTATCTGGTTGTTCAAGGTGGACGATGAGGGCTCTGCCCCCATCACCTTCTATATCTACAGCGGACAATTGCTTCACGAACTTCTCTGCTTGCAACTGTGTGTTGAACTCACCCCACGCTTGGACTGGAGCCCATCGTGCTAGTTGTGCTACGAGTACGTAAGAGTCACGTTTACCTCTTGATACATCAAGAGCTTCGATAATCTCTACGGCTAACTCGCTAGCACTTTCGGAGGCTGAACCATCTGGGTCTAATAAGTTAGCAACTAACTTAATCTCCGTCGGACGTGGTCGTGCCATCAGTATGCCTTAATACATTGCACGTATCTCTGGTGATAAGCCAAAGCTTCTAGCGCTTCACGTGTTGTTGGTCTTTCTATTTCTGCATTGCAGTAATCACAGATGATTGTGACGCTAGCGATATGTATCATGCTGGTTCCTTTACAGCCAGTTCTCTGTCAACACATCCACCCCATAGTTGCATAGCAAGCATGGTGTTTCCAGACTGCTTGTATTCAACAAGCAATTGTTTCCAGTGTGCTCCACCTACAGGTGGATGGTAGATAATACACTTGCACTTACTCATCAGAACTTCTTCTGATGTTTCGATTACTTTCTTCATGCTTCTTTCCTCACTTTCCATTCTCGTGTTGTGATTTCGCAGACGTCACCGTCCACTTCCTTATAGTACATGTGAGCACCAGCCATGAATAGCACCTCGCCCTCATCATCGCCGATACCGTAGGTATCATGGTACCCGCAGTACCATGACCACCCAGCGATAGGCTTGATTACAAGCGACGGCTCACGCACCACTAACGTGGTGCTATCTTGCATCTTACCCATCAGTATTTTCCTGTCGTGAGTAGAGGATGACGTCAGTCATGGTTACTTCTAGTTCATCATGACGTGGTTGCTCAACCAGTGCTGGTTGATTATTTTTTTCTGAGTAGATTGCTAAGTAATCTAGAGCTTTGAGCAGGTACTGCCCATCCTCCGCTGATAGCGGAGGCTGAGCAACCTCTTGGTCGAACTCATCTACGTATTTCTGTAGCGGGTTCTCGGTCATAGTTATACCCCTTTCGTGATTAACTCAAGAGCCTTTGCCTTGGTACGGTCGAATGAACCAGAGACAATACGTTCGGCACGAACGGCTGTTGATTTGTGGCTGAACCAATCGATGTACTCAACGATTGCTTGGAACGCACCGAAGGCTGTGCCTTTGATGTTCTCCTGTGTACCAGTAGACCCCTGATAGATACTCATTGCACCGAAGCGAGCCTCAGTTGCCTTGTTGAACTGGCGCTTCTCTCCTGTAGAGAGACGGAAGTATGGTGCTGATTCAACTGTGCTTGGTAGTGACCACATCTTCTTGAAGATTTCTTCTACCTGATTGTCAGTTACAGTTGTGTTTAACAACTGGTCAGCAACAGACTCATATGTATGGATGCCAGTGTAGATTACATCTAGCATCTTGCGAAGGTCATTGACCTTGAGGTTAGCATTGGTTGTGTGGTGCAAGGAATACTTCGTATCCTTACGGAAGATGCCAGAGATTTGGTTAGAGCAGAACAATCGGTTAACGATTGGTGTGATACCTAGTGAGCATGACCCATCGTGAGAGGTTCGTGCTAGTAAGTACGCAGCATGTGGGTCACCAGCAATCTTCACTTCCTCTGGAAGTGCAAGTGTCATCCAGACTTGAGCACCACCACGTAGCGCACCAGCTGCTGCATATCTGGCTTCACCAGATTCGACTAGTGCATCCAGCGCTGAGAACATCTCATCATTCTGGAACACCTTGTATCTACCACCAACTGTACCTAGTACAGATTGTCCGCCGTCCTTATCGGTACGGATAGTGGCGAATGTATTGGGTACTTCGAGACGGCTAACGCCGTTATCATTTAGTGCTAGTGCTTCGACATCGGCAAGTGATACTTGCCAATCGAGTCCTGCTTGTACTGCTGCATCATGTGCAGATGTTGCTGTTACTTCATAGCCAGCAATGTTCATTGCTTGGCGTCGTGTTGTGTTTGTTGTCATATCATTTCCTTTCGGGTCGGGTTGAATGGGAAGTTATTTTCTCACATACGGCTGGCAAAGTCAACGACTGCATCTTTGAGTTGGTCGTGATAATGCCCTGTGTTACAGACGATTTCGCCTGTATCTGGGTGGAGGTATGCTCTCCATGTTACGAATGGGTCAGCGTTTCGAATCATCGGCTCGCTACCTTGTAGGTCTTTCAGCCATAGGCAGAGGATGATTTTCTCACCATCTACCCATGAGTTCTTAGCGTCGACGATGAATGCCCCATTGGGGCAGCTAGCGCCACGTCTGATTGTTGCCATCGGTTATGCCTCCTGTATGTAGTCGACTCGTGTCTCATCGATAGACCATGTGTCTACCTCTGTGTTATCGCCATCGATATCCCAGTCTGGGTCTGCACTGATACCGATTTCTTCTGCGATTGAACGAGCATCATCTTCTGATGCTGCTGTCACCTTGAATGTTGCATACAAGGTGTATCGAACCTGTACTTCGTACTCCTTGGTGAACACAAGTTCATTACCGAATACCTCGTTGAGTATGTCCGATAGTTCACCGAAAGCAATAGTGCTTTCTTTATCACCATCATTGTCGGCGATTAGGTCATTGAGTTGTGTGTATAAGTCACGTACTTTGTTGCGATGTTCTTGCGTTAGGTTTGCATAGTTAGAAACCTTAGTTTCTAGGTCAGTCAGTTTCGTATTGAGTTGTTGTACTAGTACATCTGGTGCTACATATGCTTCTGTTGTCATTATCGTTTCCTTTCGGTTGGGTTTGGTCTTGCTTCCTATATATATGCATAGCTTTGCTATGCTATCTTTGACGCCTGTTATCCACAGCATGCGCCATCGTTGGTATCGGCACAGCATTCTGAACAGAATGGTTCGTTGTCCTTCATGCTATTCCGACAGCCATATTCATCCATCGTGTTGGTACATGGGTGTCCCTCGTATCCGAAGCACACAACTTGTGCCAGTTCTTCAGCGGTCATATCGTAGATATGTTTACTCATCGTCTTCATCCTCCATGTCTTCTAGGCGTATCGCTAGTTTGCTATCGAGTATGTAATTCAATACGGCATTATCGATACCTTCATATCCATCATCATCGATGGATACTGGTTGCCAACGGTCACGAATAATCCAAGCCATGATTACCTCACGTGTAAATACGGTATGGATTTCATAGTCTTCTTGCTCTGCAAGAATTGCTTCTATCGAGTGCCAGATTGCTAGGTCTGTCATTGCTGAACGCCACACTTCTAGTGACTTGCGATAGGTTGTTAATGATTCGGCAGCTTTACTAAGTAAAGCCACGCTATCTTCTACTGTGTTCATATGTTCCCCCTTATTTCTTTGCGATAGCAAAGCGGACACTTGCTTTGCCATCGATACATAGTCGGCATGTTGCACAAGCACTACCTTCGGTAGTGATTAGTGGAATGGAACCCAGATTCTCTGGGCATTTCGCACCCACCTTGCCTGTCATTCTGAGCATGTCTTCCTTTGCATCAGCAAAGGTGTCAGATAGATAGGCAATCCTTATCTTCGCACCGAAGGTGTAAAGATAATCAGCGTCGGATTTGTTCTCATCATCTGTACTGAAGTACAGCGATAGGTTGTCAATTCCATCCAGAATTTTGGCAGCAGATGGAACTCTTGTATATACCCAGAAATTAATATCTGGGTTGAGCATGATGACTGCTCGCCATGCTTTGGCATAGGTATCGGAGAAGAAATCCCCATCCCAATGGATGCGGAAGATAGGTTCAGCATCCTTTGCTTTGCAATCCAATCGGAATGAAGCAACCATGTCATCCAATAAATTGGACATAGTCTCTAGGTCTGCATCTTTAAGCAGGTTCCAGTTGTGTAAGAGAGTATCTCTTACTGATGGGAAGATGCGTTCCAACTTTCCAGCGTAGCAAATCTTCTCGCATATACTGGTGGCGTTGGGACATGAGTACTGCTTGCCACTTGGCAAGCCGAACGTGTTAGCAATTGCTGAGCGTTTGCCATTTGGTGTTGGCATATTGGTGACCTTACGGTCATTGGAACGCTTTAGTCCTGCCATTGTGTTGCTCCTTTCGGTTGGTTGGTTTAGCCCTTATATATATGCACAGCTTTGCTGTGCTATCTATTCATGGTCGAAGTCGCACCATGGTTCGAGATGATGCCCCTCTACGATGGTGTATGCGGGGGCTGTAGGGTAGCCACGCCATGTGACACCGTCTGGTAGTTGGATACTCTTGTGAGTATCACCTTCCGATACCGCATAGATGGCTTCGATACATGGTTCCACCATGGTAAGTGGAACTGGCGGATAGTGATTGCTTTGCAATTGGATGCTGATAGATTGCCGAATGTCAAGGACATTCTCTACTAAGTCGTGCGCCATGTTGCTTCCCATTTATTCCTCCTTGAGTCCAGCGAAGTGTTCCACTTCGGCATAGTTGTCATCTTGTATCCAATCGCCAATTTCATTGGCGAGTTCTATTGCTTGCTCTTGATTGTCTGCTTCTACCTCTTGGTAGAAGAGGAACTTGCGCTCCTCTGTCACCATGTAACTAGGCATTATGCGACCTCCTTGTCTGCTTCAATTGCATACTTTGCAATTGCGTCGAACTCACTCATCCCCCAGCCAAGCAACAATTGCTTTAGCAAATTGGCTGCTGACTCTGGGATATTCTCTTCCACCTGACTGATTACATCAGTCACCATGGATTCATAGTCATGCTTGATGATGTCGCTGATACTTGAGACGCGACCCTGAAATACGCGAGTCATTTGGATGAGGTCATCCCATGCTTCGCGGTCATTCTCGACTACCAATAGGTAGTCCCTTACAAATAACTCGCCTGCGGTGAAGCCACGCTGTTCCTTGATGTCCATTAGATTTCTCCTATCTCTTGTAAGTAATTCACCGCTTTGGTGAATACTTCCTGCCATGAGTTACCATCTACTTCTCCTAGAGAAGTGTCATCCATCTTCAGGAACTCTACGAAGTAGGTTGTTCCGCGAGATGCGAACTCGTCTTCTTGCCAGTTGAGTTTTACTTTGTAATCCATTATCGTTCCTCTCGAATTGTTGTTGCCCAGTGTTGCTCTATATCAGCAGACCTACGGTCTGCTATCTTGATATCCACGTAGTCCCAGATGAGTGCTACAATGAGGATGCTTGCAACGACGAAGAGAATCCCCATTGCGAGGAAGTCTCCCCAATAAAGTCCATAACCGTTCATAACTTTTCTCCAATCTGCCAATCGAATTTCGGCTGGCTCTCCCTATATATGCACAGCTTTGCTGTGCTATCTTGAGATGTGTGTGCGCCTGCATCACGGCGCCCGCCTGTTAGTAGCCAATACGCGTGAGGTATTAGTAGTCCATATACGTGCATGCAGGTCTGCCCGCGTATACGTATGTATGCAGCGGTGTGTGTATGTGGGGTGTGTGTTCATGTATGTATGACATGACCAACAGGCTCAAGACACGCCTCCTGTCCGTCTGAATTTGACATGCTGGGGCTGGTCGTGTATTCTGGTGTCATTCAATCAGCGCTGGGCTGGTCGAATCAACCGAAAGGCAGCAAGATGATTACAGCATGGACACACGATGATTTACTAGTAAATCTCAAGGATGAAGTTAACGAAGTTAAAGCGTTCTATAACGTACCTTCGCTCGACCATGTACCCGATTTCGAATTGACTACAGTTAAATACGCTCAACTTGGTGACCTAGTTCCACTAGGTAAGGGTCGCGTAGGTATCGTTTTCGACGTAGTCGAAAGCTTCGGCGTGCGCGAGTTAAGTATCGTGGCATCAAACCTTCGCGTGGTTCTCAAGCGAGTAAGCGCATGAAGGTAATCGCATGCGATGATAACTCTACGCTTGGGCGCGTCGAGGGTTCAACAATTGAAATCTATTCGCTGATTGGCGAGGTAGATTTACGCGAGGGCGAGAGTGTGTACTCGCTCCTCCACGCGATAGATGAGCCTGACATAAGAGAGAGAGTACGGCTCTATTAGATAGTCAAGCCCCTCTTCCATCTCCGCAAGGACGGTGGGGGAGGGGTTCACCATTTCAGATAGATTTACGCGGGGCAGGGGGCAACCCTTGCCCCTTTTTTTGTGTGTTTTACCCTAGCCGACCCCCAGGATGTTTAACCCCACCCCCCACCCGCCCCCCACTATCAACCAAAATATTTTCACCAGAACCAGGCTCTGACCTGCACTTTTAATATATTTTAAAAATAATTACCAAAACCCCTTGAAACACGCCGATGCTCTAGACCCCTATATAAGTGTAACGGCGAAGTTCCACTGAGCCGTAAACGGCAGTCTTAACGACTGCCTTTATTGGTAAATAAGCTTATGTGGGGATACCTCTGTCTGGACCCCTGTAGACCCCTACAGATACTGGAGTAGAGTTGGAAAGAAATCTAACCCCCGAAGAGGCTCGTAAAGAACTCATCGACTTGGTACGCCAAGGGCGCACCATCGCCGATGCCTTAAAAGTTATTGGTCGCTCTCGTTCTTGGTATGACACCCAACGGCGCGAAGCTCAAGGCTTCGCTGCCTATGTAGACAATGCTCGGTTTAGAACAGCAGACCTCGCAGAAGATGCTCGGTCTGGTCTATCTGACTTTGCCGAATTCTCCGAGAAGTATCTTGGTGCAAAAGTCTGGGACCACATGCTTAACGTGGTCGATATGCTAGAAGGTCGGGAGCCCCGCTGGATTGACCCAGCAATGACCTACGAAAAAGGTTCTGGCGGGCTATCTCGTTTGCTGGTAAACGTACCACCAAACCACGCCAAGACGATGACCATTACAATTAACTACGTAACTTACCGTATCGTCAAGAATCCTAACATCTCGGTTATCGTTATTTCGAAAACCCAAGAGCAAGCAAAGAAGTTTCTTTACGCTATCAAGCAGCGTTTAACGCATCCGCGTTACGCTGACTTACAAGCTGCCTTCGGTCCAGCCGATGGCTACAAAGCTACCGCTGACCAGTGGTCGGCTAATAAGATTTACCTTGGCGGAGATATCCGCGACAACGACGCTAAAGACCCTACGGTCGAAGCTATCGGTATGGGCGGTCAGGTCTACGGCGCACGTGCAGACCTAATCGTGCTAGACGACGTGGTGACGTTGTCGAACGCCAATGAATGGGCGAAGCAACAGGAATGGATTAGGCAGGAAGTTGCCTCACGTCTTCCACCAGGAGGCGGTCAGCTTCTTGTAGTTGGTACTCGTGTATCAGCAGTCGACTTGTATAAAGAACTTCGCAACCCCCAGCATTACACGGATGGTGTACTTCCGTGGTCATATTTGTCCATGCCAGCAGTACTTGAGTACGCTGACAATCCAAAGGATTGGAAAACCCTTTGGGCAAAATCAGAGCAACCTCTTACAGACACTGACGTGCCTGACGAGAATGGGAACTTTGACCGATGGACAGGCGAACGCTTAACGGCGGTTCGCAACGAGGCAGGACCATCTAAATGGTCACTGGTTTACCAGAACCTCGATATCGCGGAGAATGCAATCTTCGACCCGATGTGCGTCAGAGGCGCAGTCAACGGAATGAGAAAATCGGGTGCGCTTATTGCAGGCGCAGCGGGTCATCCTGAAAATGCACAGAACTTCTATCGCATTATTGGTATTGACCCAGCGATGTCTGGCGACACCGCAGCTGTAGCTTACGCAGTTGACCGCAGAACACACAAGCGCTATGTCATGGACGTTCACGTCATGAGCAGCCCCACACCTGCAGCAATTCGCTCCTTGATAAGAGAGTGGACGGATGCGTATCAACCGCATACCGTTATAGTTGAGTCAAACGCTTTTCAGCTTTTCTTGACACAGGACGAGGAAATTAGAAACTTCCTCGCCACACGTGGTATTAATTACCGACCACATTACACAGGTAATAACAAGCAAGACCCAGAGTTCGGCGTAGCCTCTCTGGCACCACTGTTCGGTACCGTTACTAAGCGAGACGGTAACAACAACAACTTGAAGCATGCAGACGATAACATTATTGAGTTGCCTGATTCTTCAAGAAATGAACATGTTAAAAAGTTAATAGAACAACTTGTAACCTGGCAGCCAGGAGTACAGGGCAAGCGATTAAAGATGGACGCCGTTATGGCGTTATGGTTCTGTGAAATCGTAGCTCGTGATGTTCTACTTACTTCAGCCAATGTACCAAACTTCCTTAAGAACGAATTCACACCACGTTCCGAAGTCGAATCAAGGTACATCGTCAACTTAGATGACTTAGCTGCAGCGCAGCGAATAGCGAGATTGTGACTTCATGAAAGAATTCGTACAAGCTTTTGAGCAATTAAAAGCTAGAAACGCCGAGCGCGATAAGCGCATGCGCGAGGTAGCTTTAGTTCGTGCTGGTCAAGCAGACCAAGTATTTCGTGGCTTGTTTCCAGAAGGAAATTGGTCGCGTCCAATCATTGCTAACCTTATCGACGTTGTAGCTCGTGATGTATCTGAGCAAGCTGGTGTTCTACCTACCATTACTGCTGCTGGAGATTCATCTCTCGATGACTCCCAGCGTACCAAAGCTGATAAGCGTACAAAGATTTGTAATTACTATGTAGCTTCATCACGACTTGGTACGGAACTACTGCGTGGCGCAGACCAGTTGGGTACATACGGATTCGTTGTATTCCGTGTGGAACCTAACTTTAAAGAACGTCGTCCACATATCCATGTTGAGAACTCCATGGGTGCGTATTATGACGTTGATAGATTTGGCGAAGTCCAAGTTTATGCTCGCTCTTACTATCGTAAGGCGGGAGATTTAGCAGCTCAGTTCCCTGAGTATGCTGACAAGATTCTACAAACAGGTACGTTCTCTCGTGGAGATACAAACCAACTTCTTGAAGTCGTACGATGGACTGACAAGAAGCAAGCAATTATGTTTATCCCAGAACGAGGGGGAGTAGTACTTGCACAAACACCAAACAAACTCGGTAAAGTCCCAGTTGCGATTGCTCAACGTCCTTCTCTTGACGGAGAAGTCCGTGGCTCATTCGACGATGTACTACCTGTTTATGCAGCCAAAGCGCGACTTGCTCTTCTTACCATGGAAGCTGTTCAAAAGTCTGTTGAAGCTCCTCTTGCTTTGCCTACTGACGTTACTCAGCTTTCCGTTGGTCCTGATTCAGTTATTCGTTCTAACTCCCCTGAGAAAATTCGTCGTATTAATCTGGACGTACCTCAGTTCGCATTTGCGGAAAACAATGTCCTAGCCGATGAAATGAAGTTGGGAACACGATTCCCACAAGCACGTGCAGGACAAGCAGAAGGTTCTATCGTTACTGGTCAGGGCGTCAAGGCGCTTATGGCTGGATTCGATTCGCAGATTAAAGTTATTCAATCTGTACTTGGTGAAGCGATTGGTCAAGCTATTTCGCTTTCACTAGCAACCGATGAAGTGTACTTCAATGAAGTCACACGTGAAGTATCTGCTACAGCAAATGGCGTTCCTTACAAATTAAAATACAAGCCATCAGCCGACATTAACGGTAACTACGGAGTTACAGTTGAATATGGACTAATGGCAGGTCTAGACCCTAACAGAGCGCTTGTATGGGGTCTTCAAGCTCGTGGCGACAAGCTAATCTCTCGCGGGATGCTACGTCGCAATCTACCGATTTCGCTCAATGCTGGAGAAGAAGAGCGAGCAATCGACATTGAAGAGATGCGTGACTCCCTTAAGGCGTCAGTTGCGTCAATGGCTCAAGCAATTCCACAAATGGTTATGCAAGGTCAAGACCCAATGAAGATTGTTGAAAGAATGGCTGCAGTTATTGATGAACGCAAGAAGGGTACTCCTCTAGAAGATGCGGTTGCCAAAGCGTTCAAGCCAGAACCAGCACCAAAACAACCTCAAGCACCAGGAATGCCTCCACAGGGAGCAGCACCTGAGCAGGGTATGGGTGGCGAACAGCCAGAATTCCAACAACAACGTCCAGCAATGCAAGAACTTCTTGCAGGTTTAACTGGCGGAGGAAACCCAAATCTCGCTGCGAGAGTAACTCGTCAAATACCAGCATAAACAAGGAGAAAAAATGTTCGGAAAGCAAGGAAAGATGGCAAAGGCTCCAGTCCACCCAGGACACGCAGGCAAGAAGAATGGCGGTAAGGGTGTAGGACTAGGACAAGTTGATGTAGCAAAGGCTCCAAAGACCATCAAGGGTAACAACCAAAAGCTTAAGTAAAGGATAACCATGGCAGCCAAGAAGCCAACAACAAGAAAATATCGGCAGGCAAAACAGGCTGCCAAACCTGCTGCTAAAGCAGCATTTCCTGGTAAAAAACAAGCAGCAAAACGTGACCCTAAGCTAAAGATTAGTTTAGAAGATAAGCAAATTGCTGACGAAGTAAAGCAAACGGCTAAGTCTGAACTTGGCAAGAACGCATATCTCAGCAAGTCTGAATACAACATGCAGCAAGCTGCATCTCGTGCAAGATTCCGAGAGGCAATGCGTGAAGAGTTCGGCGAATACGGCGGAAAGAAAGCTTCACCTGCTGAATCAGAAGTATCTAGAGCAGCAAAAGCAACTTCAGCAGGAAATGGTTCTTCTCTTGTAGAAGATGGCAAGGTTGTATCTAAGGCTCGTGCTGAAGAAATCATGTCAGGCAAGAAAGAATCACCTGCTAAGAAGAAGGCAGCAACAAAGAAGCCTTCTTCTACTAAGAAGCCAGGAGTCGACGTTAAGAACGTTGCAAAAACTGTAGGGAAAGCAGCTGCTGCTGCTAAAACAGTTAAGTCTGTTGCTAAAGGTAGTAAGTCTGCTGCAAGAGCAGCACGTTCTGCTGCAAATAAAGCAGCATGGAAGAACATGACACCAGAAGAGCGTAAGAACTGGAAAGCAAATAAGCCAGGGTCTAAGACAGAAAAGCCTTCTAAGTATCAAGCAGCACGTAACGCAGGTAAGACACCAGCAGACGCAGCTAAAAAAGCTAACCCAAGGTTGTTTAAGAATCCTACGGCAGAAGCACCAGTAAGAATGCCAAAGGAAACAACAAAGACAACACCAACAAACGTTAAGACTGCACGTCCTACGGATGCATCACTTCGCGCAAAGGAAGATGCGTATCTTGATGAAACTAAAAAGCGCATGGCTGCAAAGAACAAAGCTCTTGCTAACTCAGCTAAAGGTAAAACACAAACACCTCAAGCAGAAAAAGCTAGAGCTACTGCAAAGCCAGAACCAAAGAAGTCAGCACCTATTAAAAAAGGTTCAAAGACAGTTCGCGTTGCTAAGTTTGCAGCTAAGAAGTTTCCACTTGTAACACTTGCGGGTGAAGTTGGTTCGGTTGCTAAAGGTTCAACCGCTAAAGACCTTACTGAGATTAATCGTCTTAAGGCAAAACTTGGCGATAAGCCAATGTCAGCTAAAGAAGGTGCAGCAACACAGGCAAGTAACCTTGCTAACCTTGCAACACTAGGTCTTGTCGGTAAGACTCGTCGTCAACGTATGGATGAACTTAACGCAAAGATTAAGAAGCAAGAAGCTGCAACAGCAAAAGCTAATAAGGGATTACGTTATGGTAAAGGTGGAGAAAGCCTAGTACCAGGAACTGCAGCATATAAGGCTGGTTCTTCGACACGTCCTTCAGCAACTGCTTCTTCAACAAAGCCAACGGTTGGTGCAGGTGGTTCAACCACTAAGTATACAGTTAAGAAGGGCGATACCTTGTCAGGTATTGCTAAGAACGCAGGGCTTTCACTTTCAGAAGTTCGTGCATTAAATCCAAAGCTAATGAACGACCCTAAGTACAAAAAGGGTGCAGCAATTTGGTCTGGAACAAAGGTTAACGTTAAGAAGAAATAGGTCAAACAATGTCAATGATGCAACCTTCGGGTCCTGGAAAGTTCGCTAAGCGAACCGATAGACAAGGTGCTATGAAGTTACCTAACGCTGCCTACTGAGAGCAGAAGCAGTTTCAAGCACAGCAAGCGGGAGCACCAATGGCAAAGGCACCTACTCAAAAAGTATCAAACTTAATAGCAGGTGCTTTGCCGTTAACTGCTCCAACTCGCAGACCCAACGAACCTGTAACAGCAGGCGTTGATTCAGGTCCAGGACCAGGTAGAGAAATCTTGGGTA